CTTCATAGTAGTTGCCTACAATTCACGATACCAAAGAGATTATTGACATGGCGAGCAGTGTAGGCAACTACTATGAAGCACTTCACGTTATCAATTGTCGTAAACAGCTAGGCGAGATAGTTACAGAGAAAGAACACGTCAAAGCAATATGGATGGCCTTACACGCAAGTTATGCTCTTGAGGCATTCCGCTTTATGGTATCGTTTGCCACAAGTTTAGCAATGGTAGAGAATAAGATATTCATGGGTAATGGCAATATTATTCAATTGATTCTACAAGACGAGTTGCTACACAAAGGATGGACTGCCTATTTGATCAACCAAGTGGTCAAAGAGGACACACGGTTTGTTGAAGCCAAACAAGAATGCGAAGCAGAAGTGTATCAATTATACATGGATGTGATACGTGAAGAAAAAGATTGGGCCACATACTTGTTCAAGATGGGACCAGTTATTGGACTGAACGCAAATATTCTGCGTGATTTTGTAGACTACACTGCCGTGGATGCATTAAAGCAAATTGGTATCAAGTATCAAGCGGCAGCGCCTAAGTCAACACCAATCCCTTGGTTTAATAAGCACACTGATACTAGCAAGAAACAAACAGCACTACAAGAAAGTGAAAGCACAAATTATGTTATTGGCATAATGGGAGAAAGCCTAGATTACGATGAGCTACCGGCCATCTAGGAATATATATATGTACAAGGTACAATTTAAAAGTAAAAGTCCTTTTGAATCTTGGAATTCTATAGGCGGTGCTGGCACTGAATCGCAGGCCATTTCTATGGCATTGGCTAAAAAAGCCAAAGGTGCCATATTGGTCAGAGTTCTTGATAAAAAAGGCAGAGTCATATATTCAAGTTAAAGGAAATAGAATGAAAGCAACAGTATGGTCAAAGTACCATTGCCCTTATTGCGATCAAGCAAAGGCATTGTTAAAACAACGAGGTATAGCGTTTGAAGAAAAGAAAATCGGAGACGGCTATACTCGAGAAGAACTATTAGAAGCTGTACCTGATGCTAGGACAGTACCACAAATTTTTGTCGATGAACAACTTATTGGCGGATTTACAGAACTTAAAACATTTTTAGAAAAGGTATAATATGTTAATTAATAAAGGCGTATCAGTAGGCGAAGTGATCACACTTAAACTCACAAGTGGTGAAGAAATTGTTGCCAAGTTAGTAGAAGACGGTGCAGTTTATTATAAACTAAAAAATCCGCAAGTAATTGGTATGGGGCCAAAAGGTCCAGGGCTAATGCCCTACCTGTTTACAGTTAACCCGGATACCGAAATCAAACTACAAAAATCAACGGTTACTGTAGCTGAAGCAACAGACGCACAGTTTGCCAAACAGTTTCTTGAATCAACCACTGGTATTGCACTATCATAAATATTAGTTTAGAGAATATACATGGCAATAACAGCAATATCACAATCAGTTTCTATTACATCAGCAAATACAGACACGGCAGTAGGTGCTGCTATTGCTGCCGATGCAAAAATTAATATCTACATTGTAAACAAAACAGGTTCTACAGGAACTTTTAGATTAGCAATCTGTCCATTAACACCTGCCGGCGGGGAATATTTGTATTATAACTTTTCATTAGCCAGTAATACTACATTTGTAGCTGCTGATGTTTATGCAAAAGCTACTGATAAGGTTTGGATCTATTCACCATCGGGCTGGAGTGCTAGAGTTGACGGAGCAACATTATTATGAGTAGATATTTTATTGCGCCTGAACCGGCTGCTGAATCTACACCTACATATAATTACGGCAGTGTTTACGGTAACATATCAACATATCTAAATCAAGTTAGAGAAGAGTTGGCTGATATCAACGTTGACACTACTGCCTCGGCGGCAAGCCTTGGCATAATGGCCACTAATTCAACAACAATGGCCACTAATTCAACAACAATGGCCACTAACATTGCTACTATTGCTACTAAACTAACAGCAATCGAAACTTATCAAAAGAAGATGAAAGAACTAGGCGAAGGCCCTGGCATCCATGTAATAGGTCCTTATGAAGTGTTTAGTATGATTTCAATCTATAAATTGTTAATTGAGCAAGCAAAGATCTTAGACTCTGCAGAGTCTGCCTCTGCAAGTCAAATACAGGCCGCATTGTCAGAGGCAACTAGGTTGTCAGAACGAATAAAAAACAATATTCCTAAAGATTTCTAATATGCCAGGTATAGCAAGAGATGCAGGAACTGACGTAGCCGGCGGAGCCATTATACAAGGATCCGGCAATGTATTTGCTAATAGTCAGCCGGTAGTACGAATTGGTGATGCTGTTGCAGGACACGGCCGCGGCCCGCATAGAAGCCCTGTGATGGCAGCAGGAAGCGGTAATGTATTTGCCAACGGCATCGCAGTTTGCCGAGCAGGGGATCCAGCCACTTGTGGACATCCAGCTAGCGGTTCAGGCAACGTATTTGCTAATTAAATAATATGATTAAATTAAAAAAAGCGTTCTTTTTTGTTCTAGGATGTCTTTGCCTGATAATGGCATACATAGGAGTTATAACTCCGGGCATTCCTTATAGTCCTTTTGTGGTTGCAAGTGCTTTTTGTTTTGCAAGAAGTTCAGAGCGTATGCATAACTGGATTATGAATCACAAACTGTTTGGTCCGTTCTTACGCAACTGGAGTGAGAAGCGTGTATTCCCACAAAAAATGAAATACCTTATGATTGGTATGATGTCATTAAGTTTGATCTTAATGAGTGTTGGTTCAGTACCGTTACGTGGTGTTATCTATACAGGTATCTTTATGGCCCTTGTGGCTGTATGGGCCTGGAGATATCCCAGCACACCAGAAGAATATGATAGAAGAAAAGCTGCCGGAGAAAAAATAGCATGGCTAAAATAACCCTCGATGAACTTGTAGACATTGCCTTTGCTCACGAAGAAGGAGATCCGTTTGACTGGGGAGTATTTTCCAAAGGCCAAGAACAGACCATGCGAATGATCGGATCCAGTATCCTAGAACAGTTTGACAAAGAAACGATCACAGATGCAGATAGATTGATCATGTTGGCCACTATCACTAAACTGGTCACTGAAAATATGATCTTGCACACTAAACTGATGAAACAAAATGAAATGTGAACAAGGCGACCTTGCCAAAATTATCATGAGCATCCGGCCTACAAACATAGGTAAAACTGTGTTGGTAGAGGAGTATGTGGGACATTTTACGCAAGGTGAAGAATTCCAGTTTAGAGGAATTGCCTGTAAGGCTGCTATCACAGATCACTTTTGGTGGATAGCTACAGAATTTGGATTGAGTAATATGTACGGAGATACTCCAAAGGCCTATATTCCGGATACTTGGTTGGAACCTATTCGTCCTATGAAAGAAGTCCAAAAGCAACAAGAAGACATTGACTTAACTGTCAAAATGTAGTTAAGTTATGAACAGCGAAGACTATTTTTATAACTTAAAAACAAAAAGTGTAATATCGGATCAATTATTAAGTTATGCTAGAAGTATAAAAGACTGGCGACCTCAACACTTAGAAAAGTGGCTAACCTTTCAACAAGTTGAAATACCCGAATACTTAATAGATGCTGACCCGGTATTAAGAAAATTAAAAGATTTAGAATGGTCTAGTTTTAGAATTTTTAAAAATTATACCAATTCTTGGTATATGTGGCATAATGATAGAGCTAATCGACCTGCTGCTATTAATATGGTATTAGGGACACCTAACGCACATACTCTTTTTAAAGGTAATTTATTATGGACAAATCAGTTCGAAATATTAGAAGCAGACTATCAACTAAATACCTATATGTTGTTTAATACAAGTAAACAGCATTCTGTACTTAATTTAAGTGGAGAACGGTACATTTTTTCAGTAAGTGTGCCAAAAAGATATGTTGTAGACGTTGATCAAGAGAAAGGAATACCATCAACTAAAACGTCTTCCGATGCTTATAACGAAATATTAAAAGACTTTAAAGAACAAAACTTATAATAAGATAAAATATAGCTGTATGAAGCGATGTAAAATAAGTTCAAGACGCGGGGGCAGTGCCCGCCATCTCCACCTAAGTGTATGCAGTATATTTAGGTGGGGATGACACAGGATCGATTGGGCAAAGAGTAACAGAGTGGACAGCTCGGCAATGTAGAAGCCGTTAGGATTGGGGAGACCCGGTCGAAGAAGCAAAACAAAGTAACCGCAAACGACTCAAAGTTCGCATTAGCTGCCTAAACTCAGCTTAGGGTAGGAAATACCTCGTAACAGAAACTACCAAACCCGCTTCGGCGGGTTTCTTTTGGATATTATATCTAACATATCGTCTCAAAGTTGTGCGTGTACGCACATGTTTTGTTTGATATTTTGTGTATAATGGTAGTATAAACCACTAATTAAGTTTATGACTCATATTATTAAAAAGGAAAATTATGACAACAACAATTACAATTAAAGACAAGGCAATAAATGCTACTTACCAAAATGTTACTGGCTTAACAGGTGGCGCAGGCGTTGACGCAACATTTGATGTTACTAAGACAGACGGAGTATATTCTGTTGTGCTAGACAGCCTGGCAGCAAGTGCAGGCACAGGATACGTTGCAGGCGATACAATTACTCTTGCTGGCACAGCATTAGGTGGTACAGTGGCTAACAACTTGATCGTTACAGTAGCCACAGTTGGTACTGCTGGTAAGATTGCTACCTTTGGTGTAGTGGGTACAGGCCGTGCAGGTGATGGCACAGTAGATATTACTGTGGATGTTACAGGTACTACTGGCGTTGACACCTACACTATGGGTGGTGCTAGTACAGAGTTCACAACAACTAAAACCGCTGACAATGTAAAGCTAGCCAGCACGTTAGTTAGCAACATGGAGTTTAATCTTGCTAACCACGAGCGTGTGGTG